GCGGTCTTGCCGATGGTCCAGGAAGTCACGCACTATCGCGGCATGACTAGAGCAGCGATCTACAAGCGGATCTCAGACGACAGGGAAGGCCGGGAACTGGGAATCTCCCGACAGGACCAGGATCTACGGCAGCTAGCTGACCAGCAGGGATACACCATCGTCGCTGAGTACGCCGATAACGACATCGGGGCATCGACCCGTTCCCGTAAGTCACGCCCCGGGTACGCCAAGATGATCAAGGATGCTGAAGCTGGCGCGTTCGGGATCATCCTCGCCTACACGTCCAGCCGGTTGACCCGCCGGCCGCTGGAACATGAGGGGCAGATCCGGTTAGCCGAACAGCACGGCATCCGGTTCGAGTTCGTACGCTCACCAAGCTTCGACCTGGCCACCGCAGCCGGGCGGCAAATCGCCAGGATGCTAGCCGCGCAGGACGCAGCCGAGTCGGAGATCATCGGTGAACGGGTCACCAGGGCGCGGCGACAGCAAGCCGAACAGGGACGGTTCGGAGGTGGCGGCCGGCGGTTCGGTTTCGAACCGGACGGGATCACCAGGCGCGAAGACGAATGCAAGATCATCGCCGAGTGTGCGAACGCCATCATCCGGGGAGCGTCCCTGCGCGGCCTGACCCGGGACCTACGCGAGGCGGGCATACCCACCGTCACCGGAGGTCACTGGAATCCGCAGTCCCTACGCGACATCCTGCTCAGGCCACGCAACGCCGGACGCATGGTCTACCAGGATCAGATCATCGGAACCGCCCCGTGGAAACCGATCGTCAACCCCGACGTGCATGACCGGGTGGTACGCATCCTCACCAACCCGGAACGGGACATGCGAGCCGGAACCGCCCCCCGGTGGCTGGGTTCCGGGCTGTACCGGTGCGGGACCTGCTCGGCAAAGATGGAGATCACCATCGGGGGACGCTCCCCCAGGTACCGGTGCAAGGCATCCACGCACCTGGCCAGGGCACAGCAACCGGTAGACGATCTTGTGGTCGGGACCGTGCTGGCGTTGATCCGCAGAGACGCGCCGGAGCTGTTCGCGACCCGGGCGCCGGGTGTGGACGTGGCCGCGTTACGGGGCGAACGGGACCGGATAGAGGCAGCCCTGGCCGCTGTCGGTGGGGACGTTGCCCTCGGCTTGATGACCCGGGCGGCCGGGCTGGACGCGACCCGCCGAGGGTCGGCACGCATCGCCGAGATTGAGGCAGCCCTTGCCGCTGCGGACGGTCCTGACCCGGTTGTAGGGGAGTTGGCACGTGCCCGTGACCCGCTGGCGGTCTGGAACGGGCTGAGCCTGGAACGGCAGCGGATGGTCATCGGGAGCACGGTCACGGTGACGATTGAGCGGTCGGGGCGCCGGGGTCGAGTGTTCGACCCGGACTCGGTACGCATCGAATCATGCGCTATGGTGGCGCCTGAGTAGGAACATGTGAGCCGATCGAAACCCGGTCCCCTCTGCTTCCAGGCAGGGGGGACCTTTCGTGTCTCCAGCTCAGGAATTGGCGAAACAGCGATGGACCCGACCCGATGTAGTGCAATCCCGGGTTGATTCATTGGCGCGCATAATTGAGGTGAAACTGTCCCGGTTGCCACCGTTGACAGATGAACAGAAGGCGATTCTTTCCGCAATTATCAACGGGTGACAACACACCCCAGCCCTTCCCTGTACAGTGGACAGACACGGGTTTTGGGGCTATGGTCCTGGCTATGGCTTCACAGACGGAACGGCAGCGGCTACGGACCCGGTTTGCTCAGCTCAAAAGACACGCGCCGCGCTCGCCAGAGTGCGCTGAAGTGGCACGATCTTTAGCCTACGAAGCGTGCAAGGAACGCTTGAACCGGCTGGATGAGCAGGACCAGCGGATCGTCCTACGCCGTCTCATCCGACCCGCCGAATGGAACTGACCCGGGGCCACGGCTCCCGGGTCAGTTCCATTCAGTAAAACTTGCCGAGGGAAGGATAACATGGCAGACCGACAGGTCACCACAGACCAACAGACCGTAATCCGCACCATCGCGGATAGCACCGGCCAATTCGAGTGCCCATGCTGCCCAGCAGACAGAACCACGCTGACCCTTCGCGGGAGAATCGTCTCAGGGGGGTGCGGACACCCCGCCGATGAGATCGTCGCCCGGATCAACAGCAACCGGGCCAGTGCCAAAAAGGCCGAAAGCCTAAACATTGATGCGTGCCCATACCCGCTGCCGGGTCCAGACCGGAACACCTGGACAGGCGCCGACTACGTACTGAACGAAATGGTCCGGATATGGGCACGCGAAACGGCACAGCGGCGGCACCAGGCACATTCCGTCCCCCCGCCCCCGAAACCCAGCCTCACCCCACTGTCGCAGCTGCTGGCCGAACCAGACGACGGGCCAGCCTGGCGGGTACAGGGACTGTGGCCGGCATCCGGAAACATCATCCTGGCTGCCCAGTACAAGGCCGGGAAAACCACCATGATCGGGAACCTGGTCAGGTGCCTCGCCGATGGTGATCCGCTACTGGGAACCGGGTACGGATGGCTCATCGCGGACCAGCACACCACCACGGCACTGACACCGGGGGAAAAGGTCTGCGTCCTGGACCTGGAGCTATCCCGTAGAACGCTACGAGGGTGGCTGCGTGACCACCAGATACAAAACCCGGACCGGGTTGCGGTTGAGTCGCTGCGTGGCCGCACGCGGGAACTGAACCTGTTGGAACCGGACCGGCTAGAGGCATGGGCAAAGTACCTGGCCGAGATCGGCTGCCGGGTGCTGATCATCGACCCGTTGGTGCCGCTGCTCGAAGCAAACGACACCGACGAAAACGACAACTCCGGGGTTGCGAAGGTGCTAGCCGCGCTAGACACACTGAAAGAGCGAGCCGGGGTCGCGGAACTACTCATCGCACACCACATGGGCCACAGCGGGGAACGGTCCCGGGGCGCATCCCGCTTGCGGGACTGGCCGGATGCGGAATGGAGACTCAACCGCGAGGATGACCAGGACCCTGCCAGTACCCGATACTTCACCGCATTCGGCAGGGACGTGGACGTACGTGAGAGCCGACTGGAATACGTCCACGAATCCCGGAAGCTGACCATTTCCGGCGGGACCCGGGCAGACGCGACCGGGGACAGGATCAAGGCGCAGATCCTGGAACTGGTCGCATCCAGACCGGGGATCAACAAGCGTGATCTTGAGGCTGGGATTCGCGGCAACGCCACTACTAAGCGTAACGCCCTGAGTGACCTGATCCGAACCGGCAAGATCACAACCGAGACGAGCGGACCGGCACAGCTTCACTACCTAGGTAGGGATGCCTCCTGAAAGCAAGATCATGTGTCCATGTGTCCATCGTGTCTGTCCATTGGACAAGTCCTGTGTCCATGTGTCCATCCCTTAGATGGACACAGACAGGACACGGCCTGAACAAGGGTGTTCCGTGTCCAACCCGAAACCAAGATCAAGGGAGAGGTACCGTGACCACTCAAACAACCGCCACCGTGCTGTGCAGCTGTCCACGCCAGGCCGACTGGTGGCTGTGCCGTGCCCGACCCGACCATGACCTCGACCCCCAAGGTCGACTATGCGAACTGGGGGAGCTGATCCGCACCACCGGGACAGACAAGTGGTGTGGTCCCCGCTGGCCCCGGTGCGGGTGCTGCCGGTGAGCAAGGCATGGGCCGCCGGCTCCACCACCCGGTGGCGCAAACTGAGAGCCGCCATCCTGGCCGAGAACACCCGCACCAACCAAGGTCGCTGCCAGCTACGGCTACGAGGCTGCACAGGCCAAGCCACCCAGGTCCACCACGTCTACGGCCGGCAGACCACCGGAGACGACCCGCGTCACCTGGTCGCCTGCTGCCGATCGTGCAACCTGGCTGTCGGTGACCCCACAACCAACCGACCCATGCCACGGCGTGTGACACGATGGTGAGCATGGTCCCCCCGTGCACCGTCCGCACCGAGGTGGGCGCCCGGGTGGGGGCGCCCTGCCCAGTGTGCGGGCACAGCAACGTGGTACATCCCGGACCTGACAATCCCGACGTGGTCGAGTGCGTGATCTGTGACCTGACCCTGCCGATGGCAGTCCCGGTCCGGGACCGGCGCCGTGGCCCGATCCAGCGCGAGCCGACCACGCGCGAGCCGATCGAGGGCAAGACCGAGTCGACCAGGAGCGAGTGACCCGCGCGGAAAGTTCAGAGAGCGACGCCCACATCACCCGCTGTCAATGTTCTTTCTCTCTCTGGCGTAAAGACTCAGCTGCGGACCACCTGGAGTGGTGGTGGTGGCGGGGGCAGTGTCCGGGCGAGGTGGACAGCACCGGCCAGGGCGTAGACCGCATCCACGGACCGGTCACCGCGGCGGGTGAACACCCACTGGTCGCCGGTCCACTTCTTCCCGGCGCTCGCGACCTGCCCGTTCAGGTACGGGTCGTCGGGGTGGGTCAGTTCGCCCTGCAGTACCACGTCCGCCAAGCCCATGCAGACGGCGGGTGTCTCGGTGGTGATCTCCTGGACCCGGGTGCCGCGGGGGGTCCAGCCACGCTGACCCTTCCGCTCGGCCAGGTCGGCAGCGACGACCGCGGCCGGACCCTTCGGCAGCCACCCGACGCGGCGGGGGCGGATCTTGGCGACCAGGGCGGGTAGCTCGGTCCGCAACGCCTTCGTGCAGCCGGCCCCGGTCCAGGCGCCGACCACCTCGACGTGCACCCGCCCGTCGATGACCGCGGCGACCATGGCGGTGGCGGACATCCCGTTCAGCGCCACGTCGAACGCGAGCGCCACCCGCTGTCGGTGGCCGGCAAGGTCGGTCGGGGTGGTGGTGGCCGAGCTGGTCCATGCGGCCAGGTCCAGACCCGGGTCGTACTGGTGGACCCTCATGCACAGAACCTCGGTGAGGTGTCCGGTGAGTTCGGTCCCGCCGGCCAGCTTGGCGCGTAGGGCCGCACCGGCGAGGGCGGGTGGGTCGACCCGCCGGCCGAGGTTGGGGTTGGCAGCGGCGAGGGCGCCCGGATCGTCGGGGGCGCTGCCGTCGGGGGCGGACCATTCAAACAGGCCGAGTCGCGGGTCACCGTCTCCGGTTTCCAGGTGGGTCAGCGCCGCACCGCGTAGCGAGTCCAGCACCACCGACGTGTCATCACCCTGGTTGGTGAGGACCAGCACCTGGGCGTCGGGTACGGCGTTCATGGCGTTTGTTGCGGAGGTCCAGGCGTCCCAGCTGGTGTGTTCGCGCAGCTCGTCACACAGCCACCGGTGAAGGGTGGTCGACCGGGCCGCCGCGCCGTTGTTGGCGGCGAAAATGTATTCCGCACCCTTGGTGGTCTTCAGCGACTCCTCACCGAGGGTTAGGCGGATCGAGCGTGGTCCCATGAGTCGGGCTAGGTGCGGGTTGGATCGGAACAGCTCGCCCATGGCCAGCCAGAACCGCTTCGCGTAGCTGCGGTCGGTGGAGGTGCCCAGCACCAGCGGCACCTGCTCTATGGCTAGCCAGTACCCGGCGAACGCCCGGCCGAGCTGACTCTTGCCGTTCTGGCGGGCGGCGAGGATCAGCACCACTCTGAACCGGGGCCGCCCGTCTGGTAGCAGCTCACCGGCGTGGATCGCGGCCCATTCCTGCCACGGGTCCAGCGGTTCACCCAGTACCTGGTCCGCGAAGTCGATGACCTCAAAGCCGTAGCTGGTGACCCGGGTCAGCTCACGCAGCGGCGGAGTCCACAGCCGCGGCTGCGTTGAGCCGAGCTGCGCGCCGGGCCTGTAGTTCGTCGAGAGGGGAAGCGGCTGGCTCACGGGTAGGTGCCCCCTTCCCGAGGATTGCCGCGCGACCGGCCGGGGTCAGCCCGAGGGCGGTCAGCGCGACCAGCAGCTTCGGGCCGAGCTGGTCTAGCCGGTCACCAGGTCCGCCGCACTCGCCACACCCCGCCGCGTCGAGTTGGCGGGTGTAGCCGTAGGCGAGCCGGACCGCCGCACCGTCGACCGGGGACGTATCGACCGCGGCAAGTGCCTTGCGTAGAGCGGTGGTGTAGCTGCTGGTCCGGGCCATGAATCCATACTAAGCCGATAGGGGTGGGGGGTATATGCTGTCGGTGTGAGGTGGCCGTGGTCGAAGGTGGAGACGCGCAGCACGGTCAGCGTGTCCGACCACCCCGGCTTCCTCGGATTCTTCGGCCTGCCGGCCAGCGACTCTGGGGTGCCGGTGACCGAGCTGTCGAGTCTGGGCGTGAGCTCGGTCTGGCGGGCGGTGAGCGTGGTCGCCGGGGTCATCTCGACGTTGCCTCTGCCGACGTTCCGGCAGCTCGACGACGGGACGCGGGAGCAGATCAGCAGCTTCCTGGACCACCGGCCGGCTGGTCCGCCGTACGCGATGACTCCGGCGGAGTGGAAGGCCACGATCACCCAGCACATCCTGCTGCACGGCAATGCCTACCTGGTCCACGTCTATACCGAGGGCGGGTCGCTGGTCGGGTTGTACCCGTACCACCCGACGTGTGTGATCGTCGACTGGGAGCGCATCGACGGGATGATGACCGGCCGGAAGATCTTCCAGGTCTCGGATCTGGACGGGCGCACCCAGACGTTGACCGCCGACCAGGTGACCCACATCCCGGCGCTGATCGGTGACGAGCTGCGCGGCTACAGCGTCCTGCAGGTGGCGCGGAACTCGCTGGGAAAGACGATCGCGGCCGACCGGGCCGCGTCCCGGTCGTTCGGCAACGGGTCGATGATCCGCGGCCTGGTGACCCCGGATGAGGACGCGACCGAGGTCGACGCGACGGAGATCGCGGCGGAGCTGCGTCAGGTGACCGCCGGCTGGGAGCACGCTGGCGAGTTCGCGGTGATCAACCGCCGGTTGAAGGTGTCCGAGCTGTCGATGTCGCACGCCGACGCGCAGTTTTTGGAAAGCCGCGAGTTTGAGGTCAGGGATGTTGCTCGATGGTTCGGCGTTCCGAGCTATCTGCTCATGGACCCGGGGGCCGTGTCGACATGGGGCACCGGGGTGGAGATCCAGAACCGGTCCCTGTCCCGGTACACGACCCACCCGTTGACCACCCCGATCCAGGAGCGTGTGTCCGCCGCGCTGGCCCGGCCGCGGTTCGTCGAGTTCGACCACTCGGCGATGCTCCGGCCGTCTGCCGAGGAGGACATCCCGCTGCAGATCAGCCTGTTGGAAGCGGGGCTGATCACGGTCAATGAGGCCCGGCGGCGGCTTGGGCTGGACCCGGTTGAGGGCGGAGACGCGCTGCGGACCGTCCAGCCGGCCGTAGCGGCCCCGGACCCGCAGGGGGTACCCCAGTGACCACCCTGACCCGTTACGCCGTCCAGCTTCGCGCCCAGCTGGCAGGCGACACGCTGATTGGCCACGCGGCCGTGTTCGGTCAGCTGGCGAAGGTGCCGGGTGGGTGGGAGGAGTTCGACCCGGGCGCGTTCGGGCAGGTGCTCGACCGGTCGGACTCAGACACGGTCGGGCTGTGGAACCACGACATGTCGCTGCTGCTGGGCCGGCGGGCCGCCGGCACCCTGCGCATGAAGGAAGACGGCGATGGTCTGGCTTTCGAGGTGGATCTACCAGATACGAGCTACGCGGCCGACCTTCGTGTCCTGGTGGCCCGTGGCGATGTGACCGGCGGGAGCATCGGGTTCCTGCCGGCGGCCGGTGGGACGGTGACGCGGCGTGCCCCGGACGGCGCGACCCTGACCCGGATCACCAAGGTCGGCTACCTGCGGGACCTTGGCCCGGTGACCTGGCCCGCCTACGGGGGCACCGACGTGGCGCTGCGCCACTACGACTTTGGCCGGCCCAACCGCCGGTCCCAGCTGATCCGGGCACGGCACCGGGCGACCCTAGGGAGGGTGTGACATGCCGATGACTGTGGAGGACATCCTCTCCGCGCTGCAGGCGATCGTGGACGGGGCCAGGAATGAGGACGGGGTCGAACGGGACCTGACCGATGAGGAGGCGCAGCGGTACGAGCAGCTGGAAGTTCAGCTGACCACCGCCCGCCGCACTGACGAGATCCGCCGGCGGCACGCCGCGTACGGCACCGTCACTCCCCCGGTGCGGCCGTCTGCCGGCCCGCGCGACGACAGCCAGGTGCTGGAGCGTGCATTCGTCGAGTGGGTGAAGACCGGGCATGAGAACGCCGACGTGGTCGAGCTGCGGGCACAGTCCGAGGGCACCGGTTCGGCCGGCGGCTACCTGGTCCCGACCACGCTCCTGAACCGGCTCACCGACCGGATGAAGGCGTTCGGTGGGCTGGAGCGCGTGGCCGAGGTGATGTCGACCGCCAGCGGTGAGAGTTCCACCTGGCCGAGTCTCGACGACACCGCCAATGAGGGCGAGATCGTCAACGAGGGCGCGGCCCCCGCGTCGGGCGACGACCTCGTGTTCGGGAAGCGGGAGCTGGGCGCCTACCGGTTCTCCAGCGTGGGCACCGGCGGCAACCCGCTGCGGATTTCGCAGCAGCTGCTCACCGACTCGGCGTTCAACATCGAAGGGCTGGTGCTGGCGAAGCTGGGCGAGCGGATCGCCCGCCACGCCGCGCCCAAGTTCGTGCGGGGCACCGGCGCCAACGAGCCGGAGGGGATCACCCACGGTTGCACGGTGTCCAACGGCCGGGCGATCGAGATCGCCGCGGACACCAACGGGGTGACCTACGACGACCTGATCACCTTCATCCACTCCATCGATCCGGCCTACCGGGAGTCGGGGACGTGCCACTGGGCGTTCAACGACGCCAGCCTCAAGACCATCAAGTTGATCAAGGACAGCAACGGTGACCCGATCTGGCGCCCGCTGGACGCGGACATGTCCACCAGCACCGGCGGCGGGGTGCTGCTGGGCTACCCAGTGCTGATCGACCAGGCGTTCGTCGACATCGACGTTGACGACAACACCGACCTCTGGGGTGTGTTCGGGAACATCAAGGAAGGTCTGGTGATCCGCAACTCGGGCGGGGTGGTCGTGATCCGCGACCCGTACACCCGCGCCAAGGAATGGGAAGTGGAGTTCACCGCCCACGCCCGTAAGGACTCGATCCAGAACGAGAAGAACGCCTACGTCTGCCTGACCGGTGAGCAGTGAGGAGCCTCTGAGATGCCTATCCGTCACACGGTGGAGAACGAGGTGACGGTGACCACCCTGGTCCCGATCACCAACGTCTCCGACGCGACCCCGGTCGAGTCGACCGACTTCGACGTTCGGACCTTCGACCCGGGTACCCGGTTCCTGCTGATCCTCGACGCGTTCGAGACGGTGGAGACCAACACCGGCGGCACGTGGATGGTGGAGGAGTCCGCCAGCGATGGCGGCAGCTACACCACGGCCACCACCTCCGGCAGTCTCGCCGCGACCGGCGCGACCTCGGGCACCGTCCGGCGTACCGTCTCGCTGCTGGCGAACCCGGCCAAGCCATTCGTGATGGTCACCTTCACCGGTGCGTCGTCGGCGACCGACGTGGACATCAGCGCGACCCTGGTCGCGCTGCCGCGGGCAATGCTGTAGAGGGATGCGGCGGTCATGGCATGGGCACCTGATTACGTCTCAACGGCGGAGCTGCGCGAGTACGCGACGAACAGCACCGAAACCGTTGACGACGTGCAGATCGCCCTGGCTGTGACCGCCGCGTCCCGGGCGGTAGACCGGGCCACCAACCGGCAGTTTGGCCTGGTTGCCGCGGAGGAACGGCTGTACACGCCGTACTGGGACCGGCGGCGCTGCCGCTGGCTGGTCGCCATCGATGACCTGATGTCTGTGGCGGGGCTGGTGGTGGAACTGGATGGGGTGGCCACCACCGACTTCACGCTTGAGCCTCGCAACGCCGCAACGCTCGGTCTACCGTGGACGCGGCTGGTCTTCGACGTAGGCGGCTCGACCACCCCGACCGGGACCGAGTACGAGGCTGCGGTCACCGCCCCGTGGGGGTGGACCACGGTTCCCGACCCGGTCAAGCTGGGGACGCTGCTGCAAGGCTCACGCTTCTTCTCCAGGAAGGACAGCCCGTACGGGGTCGCCGGCTCACCGGAGGTCGGGTCGGAGCTGCGTCTGCTGGCCAAGGTGGACCCGGACGTGGCCGTGATCCTGGCCCCGTTCCGCCGCTGGTGGGCCGCCGCGTGAGCATCAACGGCGATGTTGAGACGAGGCTGATCCGCATAGAGACGAAGCTGGACCTGACTATCACGTCGGCGGACAAGCTCAGCAGCGACCACGAGAACCGGCTGCGCGCGGTTGAGCGGAAGTTCTGGATCGCTATCGGGATGGCACTGGCGTCGCTGTCCGCTAACGCCGGGCAGTTCGTCACCACCCTGGGGGGTGGGGTGTGATCCTCGCCGACGTGGCCGAACAGATCTCGGCGCAGCTCGACACGATCGCCGGGCTACGGTCCTTCGCATTCGCCCCCGACAAGGTCGCCCCGCCGGCTGCGATGGTGACGTGGCCGGAGGACATCACGTTCGACCAGACCTACCAGCGCGGATGCGACCGGATGACCCTCGGTGTGGTGGTGGTGGTGGCCCGGCCGAACGACCGGTCGGCGCTGGACCGGCTGGGAGTCTACTGTGACGGGTCCGGTCCCAGCTCGGTAAAGGCGGTGCTGGAGTCCGGCGCGTACAGCGCTTTCGACGCGGTCACCGTGCAGTCGGCCGAGTTCGACGAATTCGAGATCGGCGGGACCATCTACCCGGGGGCGCTGTTCCGGCTGGACATCATCGGAGATGGAGCATAGGGAGTTAACATGGCACTCGCAACACGGCTGTCGCTGTCGCTGATCGCGACCCTGACTGACGCGCTGGACCTGTCCACCGCATCCGACCCGCTGAGCTACACCAGCCTGATCAAGCTGGCGACCGGAACCGGCGCGAACCAGGCGAACATGCTTTGGCATGACCGGCGGACCGTGGCCGCGTCCGACGATGAGGACCTGGACCTGGCCGGGTCGCTGGTGAACGGGCTGGGTGACACGCAGACGTTCGCCCGGGTCAAGGCGCTCCTGGTTGCCGCCGACGACGGGAACACGAACAACGTCAACGTGACCGCCGACGGGTCCGCAGGGGTTCCGGGTCTGTTCCTGGCGCTGGGCGACGGGGTGGTGGTCCGCCCAGGTGGCCTGTTCCTGTGGGTGGCACCCGACGCGACCGCCGCGGTCGTCACGGCCACCACCGGCGACCTGCTCAACTTCGCCAACTCCGGGGCCGGTACCGGTGTGACCTACGACGTGATCATCATCGGCGCGAGCGCCTAGGAGGGGCCATGGCCAAGGTTCACAGCAAGAACACGTTTATCACTGTGGACAGTGATGACCTGTCCGCGTACACCAACACGTCCGAGTACACCCGGTCCGGTGACGAACACGACACCACCACCTACGGGCCAGACGACGCGCGGACGTTCGACAAGGGACTGACCAACGGCCAGTTCACCATGGGCGGGTTCTACGACTCGACCACCGGCACCGGGCCGCGGGCGGTGCTGGACCCGCTGGTGGACTCCGGCGCGGTCACCGTGGTCCGCCGGCCGGAAGGCACCGGGTCGGGGCGGCCCCAGGACAGCTTCTCGGGCCTGTGCACCGAGTACAAGGAATCCAGCCCGGTCGCCGACTACATCACGTGGACGGCGCAGTTCCGGATCTCCGGCACCGTCACCTCCACCACGCAGGGAGCCTGATCGTGGACAAGGAAGCGCTGTTCCGGCCACGGCTGCCGGAGGATGACGTGCAGGTGCCCGGTGTCGGCACGGTGCGGGTGCGGGGGCTGAGCCGGGTGGAGGTGCTGCAGGCACGCAAGGCCACCGATGAGGCCACCATGGACGGGCCGCGGATGCTGACCCTTGAACGCAAGATGCTGGCGGCGGCGCTGGTCGACCCTGCGCTGAGCGAGGCCGAGGTGGGCAAGTGGCAGGCCGTGGCCCCGGCTGGTGAGCTGGTTCCACTGATCCAGGCTGTTGAGCGGCTGTCGGGGCTGTCCGAGGGTGCCCCGAAAAGCGCTGTGGCTGGAAATGGAGACGAACCCGGACCTGGAGTTTGAGCACTACCTCGGTGCGAAGCTTGGCCGCACGGTGGCGGAGCTACGGGAGGCGTTGAGTAACCAGGAGTTCGTAGCCTGGCAGGTCTACTTCGGACGGAAGGCACAGCAGCAGCAGCTGGCGGGAGGTGGCGGATGAGCGACCCGGTGAAGATCGAGGGACTGGCGCAGTTCTCCCGCAACCTGAAGAAGCTGGACAGCGACCTGCCAAAAGCCCTTCGCGTTGCCCTCAACGAGGCTGCCGACCTGGTGGTGGATAAGGCGCGACCGGGCATCCCCAGCCGGACCGGGCGGGCCGCCCGGTCGGTGCGCAAGGCGTCGACCCGTACGGCGGTGCGAGTGAGGGCCGGCGGGGCGAGGGCGCCCTACTACCCGTGGCTGGACTTCGGCGGCCGGGTGGGCAAGGGCCGGTCGGTAGTCCGTCCATTCAAGAAGGAAGGCCGCTACCTGTACGCCGGGTACTTCAAGCTGAAGTCCAGCGGTGAGTTTGAGCAGGTGCTGACCAAAGCGCTGCTGAAGGTTGCCGAGTCTGCCGGGATCGAGGTGGAGTGATGGCATCCAAGAACCAGGTGGTGCTGACCTTCGCGGGCGACCACGAGAAGCTAACCAAGTCCTTCGATGAGGTTGGCGACGCTGCGAAGCGTATGGATTCCACGGTCGGTGACTCGGTCTCCGGTTTCGACAAAGCGACCGACGCCAGCGACGCTCTCGACACGAAGGCCATGGGCTTCCGCGACACCGTCACCGGCGTGCAGGACAGCGTGAAGGGCTTCAGCTCGATTCTCAAGGGCGACCTGTCCGGCGATGCGCTGCTGACCGCTGGCGCCGGGGTCGGTGACCTGGCAAGCGGGTTCACGAACCTCCTCGGGCCGGCACTGGGATCCGGTGTGAGGTGGCTGGCGCAGACGAAGGCCGGGATGCTGGCTCAGGCCGCCGCGTCGAAGGTGGTGTCCGCGGCCACGAAGGTGTGGGCGGGTGTGCAGTGGCTCATGAACGCTGCGATGGCCGCGAACCCGCTGGTGCTGGTGGTGATCCTGATCGTCGCCCTGGTCGCTGTGATCGTGCTGGCGTACAAGAAGTCCGACACGTTCCGGGCGATCGTCCAGGGGGCGTTCCGGGCGGTCGGCAAGGCCGTGTCCTGGCTGGGTGACCGGTTCTCCGATTGGTGGCGTGGAACCCGCAAGGTTATCGACCTGGTGATGGGCGCGTTTCGCAAGGTCGGCCCGCGGCTGCGGTCTGCATTCTCCGGCCTGTTCGGCATCATCACCGGCCCGTTCCGGATGGCGTTCAACTTCGTGGCCAGTGCCTGGAACAACACGGTCGGCCGGCTGCGCTGGTCCGTACCGGGTTGGGTGCCGGTGATCGGGGGCAACAGCATAAGCGCGCCGACGCTGCCCCAGTTCCACACCGGTGGGATCGCGTCCGGGGCCATGGGTCGGGAGTTTCTGGCCGTACTGCGCGCCGGTGAGAGCGTGTCCCCGGTCGGCGGGGGCGGCGGTGGTGGCGAGCTGGTCATACGATCCGGTGGTGCCCAGATTGACGATCTCCTGGTTCAGATCCTCGCTCGCGCTGTGTCTGCTCGCGGTGGCCTTCGTGCCGTTTTCGGACCCGGGGCGCTGTGAGATGGCCAACCACGACGTGACGCTGCTGCTGGAGTATGGCGGCGCGGTGCATGACCACACCAGCGAGCTGCTCGCCTCCTACCCGGTCGCGATCAGCAGTGGTGCTCAGGACTGGTCGGCCGAGGTCCCACCGACCACTGCCCGGTTCGCCTTCAAGGGCTGGCGCATGGCACCCGGCAACGCCTCCTCCGACCTGTACGGACTGGTGGTCGAGGGCACCCCGGTTCAGATCACTGTGGCCACCAACGGCGGCACCGCCGGGACCCAGTTCACCGGCGAGATCGTGTCGCGGTCGGTGAGGCAGGTCAGCCAGCGTGACTCCGATGAGCTGCGCATGGTCGAGGTCGAGGCGTCCGATGTGACGCACCGGCTCGCCCGCGGGGAGCCGCTGGCCGACTCCGTGAGCCGGTTCATGGCCAGAGACGGGTCCACCAACCTGGCCGCGTACTGGTCGATGGGCACGGCTGAGGGAGTCCGCCGGCTACCGGCCGCCGGTGGCACCACCCGCCCGCTGCGGGTCACCGACGCCTTCGCCACCCTGGCCACGGCCGAGCTGGCCCCGCACCTCGGCGCGGGAACCAGCATCGACGGCGCGTTGACGATCGCGTCGGGGGCGCAGCTACGCGCGCAGCTGCCCACCAGCGCGACCAGGCTGGTGATCGACCACGCGTTCCGGTACCCGTCCGGGGCGCTGGACTTCATCAGCGGCCACGGGTGGGTGATCGACCGGTTCGCCAAGGGATCAGACGACGGGTTCGCGATGCTGTTCGACGTGGTCCAGAACGGGGCGACCGCGGAGGACCAGGCGTGGCAGTTCGCCCTCGACGTCGGAACCGACCTGGACGTTGAGGCGTTCGTTGCCGACGAACGCGCCGACATCCCTGAGGCCATCGACGGGCAGATGCACCACACCCGGCTCGACCTGTCGGTGAACCCGGGCACCGGGCTACTCACCTACGCGGTCTACCTCGACGGGGTGGAGGTGATCGGCGGTACGGACAGCTCAACTCTCACCAGCCTGCGCGGGAACCGGTTCCTGCTGCAGGCGTACACCACCCAGCCGGGGGCGGTGATCCTGGGCCATGTCGCGGTTTGGGAGGGCACCCCGCCGGACCTGGCCGATACCGTGGCCGCGTACCGGGGCCACGTCGGTGAGCACGCCGGGCGGCGGATCGAGCGGCTGTGCGCGGAGGAGGCTATCGGCCTGGCCACCTTCGGCGACCGCGACGACACCGTTCCCCTCGGCCCCCAGCATCCGGTGCCGGTGCTGGCGCTGCTGCGGGAAGCGGCCACCACCGACGGCGGGGTGCTCACCGGCCGGCAGGACAACCCGGGCGTGTTCGCCCGGCTGGGCAGGTCGCTGTACAACCGGGACCCCACGATGCAGCTCGACTATGCCCAGGGGCACGTCGGGCACCCGTGGGAGGTCGTCGCGGGGTGGCAGCACCTCACCAACGATGTGACCGCCACGGACCGGTCAGGCGCCACCGCGACCGCGGTACGCACCACCGGGCCGGGCAACGTGTCCGAACCGACCGTCGACCCGGAAGGCCGCGGGCGGTGGCGCGGCCCCGCCCGGGCGGTCAACCCGATGTCGGCGGCGATGCTGCCCAACCAGGCCGGGTGGATGCTGCTACACGGCACCCAGCTAGGCCAGCGGCTGATCCGGCTCACCGTCGACCTGGACGCCAAGCCGGAGCTGGCCGACCAGGTACGGCTGACCCCACTCGGTGGGCGGATCACCGTGGACAACCTGCCCCCCACCCTGACCCCGGACCTGGCCGATGTGATCGCGGCCGGCTGGACCGAGACGATCAGCGAGGGCGGGAAGCGGCGGAAGATCACCTACCTGGCCGCGCCGAACGGGCCGTACCGGGTCGCTGACCCGCCGGAGGGGATCGCCCGGGTCGGATTCTCGGCGCTGTGGCTGCGCACCGGGACGGTGACGAAGACTCAGACCTCGATCACCTTCCGCAACGAGGAAGGCCCGGACGTGGTCCATGAGTCCGACTTTGACGTGGTCCTCGGTGGGGAGCGGATGACCGTGACCGGCATCGGCTCCTGGTCGGGGACCTACCCGGAACGCACTGCCAGCTTCACCGTGGTCCGCAGTGTCAACGGGGTGGTCAAGGGCCACACTGCGCCGTCCCGGGTCACGATGGCTGAGCCGGTCCACATCGGGTTGTAGGAGGAGACATGAGCAGCGGAACCGAGCTGGTCGGGGGCCGGCTGATCGGCGAGGAAGTCGGCTATGCCGAGATCACCAGCGACTCGGCCGGGTGGACCACCTCCGAGACGGTCGCGATCGAGATGGAGGCCGACCTGATCGACGGGGTGTCGTACTGGCTGATCCTCGACGCCTCCTACGCCACCTCCGTCGACGGGGACGTCCAGTTCGTGCGCATCCGGGAAGACGACGTGAACGGTGATGCTGTCCATTCGTCCCGGGCGGTGGTCCAGGACGGCGGCGGGGTGCGGGTGCATGTGGAGCGGCGCTACGACGCGACCGTCACCGAAACGAAGACGTTCGTGGCCACGGGGGAGCGGGAGTCCGGTAGCGGAACCGGCCGCATCGACGCGAACGCGACGACACCGAGCTACCTGCGGGCCGTGGTCCGCAAGCCGACCGTGTAGCACGAACCGCCCCCCGGTTCACTCACCCGGGGGGCGGTTGGACCCTGAGACAGGGTCTAGCAGGACACGTAATCCGCGTACACCTCGGCAAGGATCGCGTCTACGGTGCCCGGTGGCCAGTTCTGTCCGCATCCCAACGTTGCCCGTACTAGCGCATCCTCCCGCGACAGCTCCGGGGCATCTTCTGGTGCCCGGGTAAGCCACACTTCGTACGGGTCTAGTTCGGGACTGGCTGCGGTAGTGGGGTGTTGGGTGATGGTGGGTTGGGCTACCTGGCCCGGGTCCGGGACGTTCATGGCTAGGACGATAGCCACGATGACGGTTGCGCCAGCGAACATGCAAGCTAACGCAAACAGGGCAACTTTTACTGACTTTGGCATAGATGTTCCTGCGCTTTCGGTCTAATGTGGTACATGTTCGCCACCTCGGCAAGTGGTCGGCCGAAATCCCCCGATGGTGGTGCGGGTATGTGGTGGCCGGTTGGGGTCGCTGCGGTCACGATCCAGCACCCGCATGGATACTCTACGACGAATTGACGGATTTTGATCCCGGGTACCGGGATCTCTGCCAGGTCGTAGACCACGGCCACCACCGTAACGATCATGGCAGGGGGCCGTTCCGGTTGATCCGGGTCGCCCGGGTCGCTGGCCCTGATAGCTTGGGTCACTAGCCACCTCCTAACAGGTGGTCAGAACCGGTCATCAGGTCTTACTGGGCACTGGTGACCGGTTCGCTTGTCCAAGCCCTCACCATAGCCCTGGGATGCACAGGGCGTCCAGGGTGCCTAGGGTGCCGTTATGGCCCGGGGTCACCTGGTGGTCACCGATCATGGTGGTGTGACCATCGACCCGTACGACCCGACACCCCGGTACCGACAACTAGCGGCGCTGCTACGGGGCAAGATCGTCGATGGCGCGTACGCACCCGGGGACCGAATGCCCTCCGAGAAGACACTCAGCCAGGAACACGGGCTGGCCCGAGAGACGGTCAGCAAGGCCATGGACGTGTTGCGGGATGAGGGACTAGTGGTCATGGTGCCCGGTTTAGGCTGGCATGTCCGCCCTAGCTAATAGGTGATTTCCTAGCCTGCCGGGTTGCCGATGGTCCAGGAAGTCACGCACTATCGCGGCATGACTAGAGCAGCGATCTACAAGCGGATCTCAGACGACAGGGAAGGCCGGGAACTGGGAATCTCCCGACAGGACCAGGATCTACGGCAGC